GGAGTTCGATTTCCATGAGCTGACGGAATTCAAAGCACGGATACTGAAAAACGCCAACGAACAATTCCCAAAGGATGCCAAGAATTTCATCCAGCGGGCAGGCAATGCGTTGGCGAAGTCGATAAAAACAGGATACAAGGAAAAGACAGGGAGAAAGACTGGTAATCTGAGGCGTGGCGTGAAACGTGGTCCGGCATATAAGTGGAACGGGAACGAGTGGCAAGTCCGTGTATATAACCGGGCCCCGCATGCTCACCTGTTGGAGTATGGCCACCGGTTCCGGACAATAAAACGGCGCGGATGGAAGTACACAGGGCAGTATGTCAAGGGCCGGCATGTTGTCGGTTCTGCTGCCGCAGCATTCCCGCCGGTGTTTGAGAAGATGTGTGACGAATTTGTGGATGAGCTTTTGCAGAAGGGAGGCTTCTAAGTGTATACGGTTATTAATGTAATCAAGGCACTCAGCGGCCTCATTGAAACCAATTTTCCCGAGTATCCGGTCAATGACCGTGATATAGAAGAAGGTTTCGACAGACCCAGCTATTTTATCGACATTGAAGAGACGGTGGCAGAGAACCTGACACAGTATTATATCCGTGAGACATGTCAGCTGAAGCTGTATTTCTTTGCGGAAAATAACTATCATGGTTTCCTGGCATTGTTACAAATGCGCAGCCAGCTGTTGGATCTGCTGCGGAGACCGTTGCCAGTTACCAATGACGAGGATGAAGTTGTTGGCCATATCCTGTTTACGGATGTAGCGGCAGAGGTTTACAAAGCAGATAAAACACTGGAATGCACACTGAACAGTGAATGGATACAGAAGAGGCCTGAGAGTGAGACCTCTGGGTGGAATCCGGAAATGATTCTGGATTTAGGAATGAATTTGAAAAAAGTTGATGATTAGGAGGATGATGTTATATGAGTATTGGTCAGCCGATAATTGACATTGTCTTTATCCAGAAAGCCGTGAGCGCGATTATCCGTTCCGAGCGCGGCGTTGCGTGTGTTGTTGTATATGATGACACCGAAGAAACCGCTGGATATCGTACATACAAATATGCGACTGATGTAGTTAAGACTCATTATACTGAGGCGAACTACAATAAGATTCAGCGCTGCTGGTTAACGCCGGTTAATAAGGTTATTGTTGTGCATGTTCCGACTGATGCTGAATTCAGCGACGTTGTTGCCATCTTGGAAACGATCAAATACAATTATGTTTGCGTTATCAATGATGAGGAGCAGCAGAGCCTTGTTAACTACATTATCAGCAAGAATCAGAACAGCCCCGGCAAAAAATACATTGCCGTTGTCGCTGATGCAACGACTGCTGATAGCAAATACGTTATCAATATTAAAAATCCGTCTGTTCATGATAAGGACACCAATGCTACCGTGCCCATGGTCGATTACCTGCCGCGCTTGGTTTCCATCCTGGCAAATCTGCCCATGAACCGGTCTATCACGTATTACGAACTGGAAGACATCGACAGTGTAGATATGTCGTTTGTCGACATTGAACATTCGCTGGATTCCTGGATTAACCTCGGTTATCTCTGCCTGTGGATGGATGAGGATATTGTTAAGGTTGGCCGTGGCGTTAACAGCCTGACCACTTTCACCACTACCGATTCCGAAGATATGCGCAAGATTATCATCGTGGAATCCATGAATATCATTCTGGAAGATATTTACACTACATTCAAGGACTACTATGTAGGCAAATATAAGAACAGCTATGATAATCAGTGCTTGTTCATCAGTGCAGTTAACAGCTATTTCCGCCAGCTGGCCCGGGAAGAAATCCTGGACCCGAGCTTTGACAACCGCAGCTTTGTGGATGTTGAATATCAGCGCGAAAAATGGCTGAGCATCGGGAAGACCGAGGCGGCAGACTGGACGGAAGCACAGGTCAAGGAAATGACGTACAAATCTTGGATTCTCCTGGCTGGCGATATCAAGATTCTGGACGCTGTCGAAGACTTGCACTTCCAGATCGCAATGGAATAAGGAGGGACTTAAATGGCTGATGTGGTAAATAAAATTATCCGGGGCACGTTTGGTCGCCTCTGGTTGGATGGCGAACTGCTCGCAAACATTAAAAGTTTTGAGCTGAAAGCCACCATGAATTATGAAACGGTGCAGGTTAATGGTGAATTCTGCGAACAGCAGCGCTACACCGGGTACAGCCTGGCTGGTACCATGACACTGCACAAAATCAATACTTTCATTGCCAACAAAGTTAAAGATGGCATGAAGACCGGCGCAATGCCTAACATTAAGCTGGTTGGTGCTCTGAATGATGTTGACAGTGAAGGCAGCGAGCGTATTGAAGTTTATGATGTGACGCTGGATGAAGTGACGTTACTGAAATTTGAAAACAACACCGTCGGAGAAGAGGAAGTTCCGTTCAAGGCCGGCGGCTACAAGTACATTGATACAATCGCATAACGAGGTTTTACCCACCATCCCTGCCCACACGGGCGGGGATTTTTTTATTAATTGGAGGATATCATGGCAAAAGCAACCATTGAAGCACTATTGGCGAGAAAAGACAAAGGCGTATTGAAGACAAAGGAAGTCCACGTTCCGGCGCTTGATATGGATTTGGTAGTTGAGAAAAAACCGCTGTCAGTTGTGGCGGGATTCTTTGATGATATGCGGGCGGATATGAGCTTTTCTAAATCCATCGAGATTTACAAGGAGTTGATTTACACCTGTGTGCCGTTATTCCATGACAAGAAACTGCAGGAAGCGTATAACTGCGCTGAACCGTATGACGTTGTCCCGGCAGTATTTGACGATAACGTGATGGCAATCCAGGCACTGGGCAACGAAATCCTGTCTCTGTACGGCTTTGATGAACTGATTCAGCAAGTAAAAAACTGATTCGCTCGGATGAGGAAGCGTATATGCTTCATTACTACTTAGAAAAGGGGCATAGTTTGAAATCTCTTCTGAATCTGAGCTATACCGAAAAAATATTCATGATAGCTTCTATGGAAGTTACTGGGGAGGAGATGAAAGAAGTATATGGCAAGCAAGAACATTAACGTCTTGATGTCCTTGCAGGATTATTTCTCTGATCCAATGCGTAAGATAGGAAAAACCACGGAAGCCACCGAGAAAAAGCTTAAGGCGGCGCAGAATGGCCTGGCTAATTTCGGGAACCGTGCCAACAATGTTTTTCTGGGCGCTGTCAAAGGCGTGGCTGCATTTGGCACGGCGTTGGCAGGCTTGGCCATTGGCGGAGCTATCGCGGGATTTAAGTCGCTGGCCGATGAGGGCATGGCAGCAGCGCAGAAGCAAATCCAGGCGGAGACACAGCTGGAAGCCATACTTAAAAACGTTGCCAGTATTCAGGAACGCGGAGCCGGAGCCACACAAAAGGCTGCTGATAGTTTGAAGGCGTATGCCGGGGAGCTGCAGCAGGTTGGCATCATTGGTGATGAGGTGACGCTTGCTGGCATGGCGCAGCTTGCCACGTTCCAGATGAACGATGACCAGATCAAGACGGTAAGTGCCTCCATGTTGGATCTGTTGGCCAAGACAAAAGGATATAACGCTACCCAGGAAGACGCGGTCAATATTGCTAACATGATTGGCAAAGCTATGACCGGGAATGCTGGTGCTTTGTCTCGTGTGGGTATTACCATGACGGAGGCAGAAAAGGACGCTATAAAATTTGGTGACGCTAACCAGCGGGCCGCAATTATCGCAAAGGTTCTGCAAAGCAATGTCGGCGGTGTGAACGCGGCCATGGCCAAGACGGCGCAAGGAAGACAGCAGCAGGCTATGAACGCTTATGGCGATATGCTGGAAGAGTTCGGCAAAAAGTTGCTGCCTATCCGGGCGGATCTGTGGGGTGCATTTGGAGAAGTGCTTCCGGAAATACAGAACGCCATGATGCCGGTGTTTGATATGCTGGCGCAATGGTTCAAAGATATCCTGCCGGATGTAAAAGAGTTTATCAAGGAATTGGCAAAGGCCCTTCCGGGGGCAGTGCAGACTGTAATTAGTGTGTTTAATACGCTTGGGCCTGTATTGAAGGGCGTATGGAATACACTAAAGATGCTATCTCCGGTCATTGCCGGCGTGGTAGCTGGATTCACTGCATTTAACATTATTAAAACGGTAATAGCAGGATTCCAGATGCTGCAG